CCCAGCTCGTGTTAGTGGTATACATTAAATTACGGTACTAATTTATTTCTACATAGATTAATATCGCTGGATTTTAGGCATCCGGTATCGCAAGAAGAATTGTACGGGGTTCTTCGTCGATACATTCAGACCATTTATAAATTTGGTTCGCTAGAACGCTTAATTGTTAAAAAGAAAGGAAAGAAAATGATAACACTAACTTATGCTAATGGCGTTTGTGTACACTCTTCGGAGTGTAACTGTCCTATATTACTACAAGGTGTTCCTGGTACGCCTGCAGAAGCATTAGATGCTAAGATAATTCGAGGAAGAGATAAGAAAGATCAATGTGAGCTTATTGCCGCTTATATATCATCTCGATTTGCTTTGCAGGAGGGTCAGCTAGTAATGCGAGAGGGGGATATGTTTAAGTATCTTGCAAAGAATAAATTACAAGAGTCAAAAAATATGCAAGTAATTCCTCCTCCAATCCCGAATAAAGGACAGATGCTAGAAACTTGGGGAAATGGAAATGATCCTAGAATTAAAGATATTTTAAAGGCTGCTGATAAAGCAGTTTTGCGTAAGTACTTTCCCTTAGTCAATTTTGCCACTTTACATTCTCCTGAAGAGCAGGTAGATGCATACCATATGGAAGTTCGTAAAAGGTCGGCTTATTGGTCGGCTTATGGTACTTCAGGAGGTCACCCCTTTGTAATTCCTGCATTAAAGGATGCAAATGGGATGAAGACAATCCAGGCGTGCTTTAGTTACTCTAGGAATACAAGGGAGTTGTCAGAAGCAGGGGCTAATGCAGTAAAACATGCATCGGAGGCAATGCAACATCTTTATGCTCACATGGGATATAGTCCAGATCAGTTAGGAACTAAAACGAGTATTTTGGACTTTGAATCCCTATCAGACTGTTACTTAGGGTCCTCAGCGGGATTAAGACCAGGGGAAACAGCCCGTAAGGTTTTAGAATTAGGAGAAGTGCTGCATGTCTCCGCCACAGGTAAGAAAGCAGAGGTTTTCCATTCTGATTTGGATTTGATCTTGCATTACTTAGAAACAGGAATGAAATTTGATGCGTTTTTTACAATGGTAGGTAAGATGGAAAATCGATTTAAATTCGAGGGCTTAGAAGATCCAAAGGTGTATGAGGCCTTTGTTAGTAAAATGAGGCTTTTTAATATACCAACCTCCACATTTGTATTGGCAGAACAATTGGTATCAAAAACTCGTATGTTGAGCGAACGAGGAAATGTAATACAAATAGGAATGAAATGGTCCCGAGGAGGAGCACAATATCTGGCCCGTTGCCTAGGCATAGATAAGACCAATCATTGGAAAAAAATATTGGTAGAAGGCGATTTAAAAAATATGGATCAAAGTGTGCATGCCTTTTTTGTGCAACTATATATGGAAACTATGCTCGTACATGAGGACCCCGAAAGTGTTGACTATGGGGCAAAAGTCAAGTTATTGGAATTGATTACCCCAATTATGGTAAATCGTTTAACAAGGCTTTTTTCAGATGTATGGGTAAAACATTATGGAGGTGTTCCTTCAGGGTGTTTTAATACATCGCACATGGATTCCTGGGTCATGTGCATGTACTTTTTCCTGTTCATGGTCCAAGAACTTCATCGCCATACAGGCGCTGAGCAAGAGGCGTTTGCTGAGTTGATGGAGTTCGTGCGAATTGTTGTGTACGGAGATGATCATCTCTATAACAAAGGAGAGCATCGTATGTCTCATTTATTAAGTGGAAAAAGATTTGAGACGTTTCTCCGTACATGTTTCGATGTGGAATTAAAAGATATATATGATGGAATTCCATTTCTTTCAGTTACCGATCG